CATTAGTGTTTTTGTTGGTCAAATTATTTAACCCATCTCCTTTATCAACCATCAAGGGTGGGGTTTGACTATGATGACACTTCGTCATCATAAAAATTGTGCTTCAAGCCTATATTATCGGTTAGTCACTCCGAAAAATATGGTATCCAATAAAACACAACAATTTTGCTAACCATCAGATTTGAAACTGGGGGATGAATTTTACGCCATTCCAAAGGCGAAGTGCAATTAAAATCCATAGGTACGTAAACGCATTGCACCATCATGTTCACGCACATCTCGCCACATAGAAAAAGGGAGTCTTATATCTTCCCAATAACCATCATGGCCCGTCATTGTAACAGGCTCATATCCAATGGGAGTCAACAAAACACCGGCATAAGAAATGGAAGGATTCAATACAGCGGCTGCGTAACACAGTCTACGTAATTGCTTCCTACCTTTACTGCGTGCCGAAGCTAAATTGGAATCTTTAATCTCCAAAAACAACACGTGATGCACACCCATAATAGTGGTTTGAAAAACCAAATCTACTTCTCCAATACTATGAACAATGATAGGAAAATCCATGGCAATTGCTGTCAAAGGTATATCAGTAAGCGCTTTAACATACAATGGCCGCGATAACTCCTGCTCCTCTCCCGAATGGGGATCATATCGCTCATGCCATTGTTCAACTTTTTCTGCATATGGCACATGCAGTTGAGTGCACAAATTGGTCAACCTTGCCAATCGTGCAACTTCTTTCATCTCATCGCGACGCATCTCATACACTTGTGGACCATGGTTAAACCATTCCATCAAAGCTGTATCAATGTTCATCGCACATGCCTCAATTTCAGACAATGGAGAATTTTTCTCTCGCAAAAAGCAATGCAACATTTTGAAACACGAATCTTCTGCTAAAGCTCCAACTTCATATCCTAAATCAGCATGATAAACCGATTTGCGTTTAAGAAACTCCAGTTGATCAATGGTAATAAAATCAACCATAGCACTTTCCTTGTCTGGCATAGTATAAACCTGGCCAAAACGTGCCAAAACTTCCGAACAACTCCTAATATTAAAATCTTCATAATCAGGAGAAACAGATCCAGCATTATCATCACCATATGTTATCAACGCACATGCCTCACGAAAATCGGTGGCTTTTGGATAAATAGTATAAAAGCAACATCTCATATTCAAACTGTTACAAATACTATTAAGAACAGCAGTAAGTGGATTACCACTAATATGTCCTCCACTATTCAAACCAATCAAATTGCCATC